GGCCGTGGTCTGTTCGATGGTGCTGACGCGGAGGTAGATAACCGCTTGGCGCATGGCTTAGCCTCCCGATTTGAGACGCCGAACCATACCATGCATTGCGTGGAAAAACAGCTGTTTTAGCATACATCAAAAGCGGTTGCGAAAAAGGCCGGTTTTGTTGCGGGGTTTTTCCACACAGTGCCTAATCGTCCGCGGTGTTGCGCAATCGCCACAGCCACGCGCCATACGGCGGCACGCGTTCGACTGGATCACACATTGCCCGGAGCGTCTTGAGCGTCCGCCAATAAACCCCAAACGGCAGTTTCTTGCGGCGTGATTGCCGCCGCCGCGAATGCGTCCAGTCATAAATTTGCGTCGAACTCAGCACTTCAGCGCCGCTCGCTACGAAAGCGCGCCTGATCCGCACCTGCACCGGACCGCGGCCCTTGGATGGCGTCGGCGGCCGGTTACGCAGGTTACGATGGTGCGGCCATTTCATCGGGGACCAGGCGGTCTCTTATCCCTACTGTTCGGGGGATTTGGAGGAGTTGGGGGAACGGTTTCTACACTTCATACAAACTGTCACCCTGACAGTTATTTCATGGGGTATGTAGAGATCCCCCGAATCCCCAAATCCCCCATCCTTTCTTCATACTGCTACGAGCTTGAACGCTGCGACGCCGTGTTGCTGGACGCGCACCAATCGACGCCCATCGACCACTCGCCCGCTGATCTTGCGCAGCCACCAGCCCAGACGTTGAGCCGAGATATGTTCGCCATCTCCGGCTACACGCAGCAGGAATTCCTCGAATGGTCGCGGATTGAGGTCCAGCCGGCCGGCCCCGGCGCGCGCGCGGGCTATCTCGATGATTCGGCGGGTCGCATGCGGCGTGTCGAGTCCAAGGTCGTAGGTGATCCAGAGGCAGAAGAACTCGCGCACGTTGGTGAGTTCCGGATCTTCCTCGCGTGCAGCGTCCATACTCGCGATCGGGTCCGGCTCGCCCAGCCAGACGAGCGGGCTGCGCACCATCCGCGACCAGGCCGTATAGCTGCCGAATGGACCGCAGACCCGTGGAGTGCCGGCAGCAAGATAGGCACGGACAATGGTGAGCGCGGCGGCAACATAAGCGCCGCGGTTGGCGGCGGCATATTCGAAGGCGTCCCGCTTGAACTCGCGCAGTTCGGGGCGCTCGACCAGCGCTTCGAGATTGCATACGAGGCCGCGACGGACCATGTCGCCCTTGAAGGTAACGTTATTGCCGGTCGCGAACACGGCGGTGCTGCACTCGCATTCCGGCATCTCGCTGCGGCCGAGTATCCTGATCTTGACGACGGGACGTTCGGTCACCTGACACAGGAGCTCGCCGGCGAGGTCGTGGGTGACGTTGTCGAGCGAAACGACTGCCGTTCCGCCGAGCAGCACGGAGCCGAGGGCGCTTCTCGGTCTCTTCTGCGCTCTTCGTGGCCGTGATGACCGGACAGAATCGGCCAGTACTGATCGCGGTAATGACGTCGATGAGGTAGGCTCTTTCCCGTTCCGGGCGTATCGGCGCGTACCAGGATCACCGGCGCCGTTGGCAGCGAGCCGCGCACGTGGGCGGTTAGCAGTCCAGAAAGGGCAACCGAGCGATCGACCGGCTTGGAGAAGGGAAATTCGGACAACAGGTCCGTCAGCAGGTCGAGTGCTGCTCGGGCCTGCTCCTTCGTCGGGTGTTCGGGGATGGGCGCCATTTGCAAGCTCGGCAGCAGGTAGAGTTCTGACTGTGGATCGTAGCCCGGCATTGCCAGCAGCGACCCGTCGGCGCGCAATGTCGGGGTCGTGATGACCCCGCTCACATGCGGGAAGCGCCATTGTCGCTCGCTGACCAGCACCGTACGCACGAGCTGCAGTGGCGGATCGACGTCGACCCAACGCCGGCGCCTTGCGTCGAAGCGCTGAAAAATGGCGGCATCGGCGATTGGCCGCAGTAGTGAGTTTGGACACAGCGGCCGCAGTCGGGCGGTTACGGTCTTGCGCTTGTCGGCTGCGGTCACCTCTTCGCTGACCGGCTCGACAGCGTTCCGCCCCGGGCGAAGACCGGCGCGCCGCCGGCGATCAGCGCGCGCTCGACCTCCTCCGCTGCCTGCGTGAACTTCCCGGGGACGAGCCGGATGGTTGGAAGAACGTGATGCGGAGCAGCGCCTGCCCCGGGCACAGGCCCTGCCGTCGTCCCCGGACCTGTGCAAATCGTCGGCGCCGCGCTGGCCGCGACCTTGCCATAGGACCGCTCGACCTCCTTGCGCAGACGCTTGACGTATTTCTTGGCGATCCCGTTCGGATATCGCTCAAGCAATGCAGTGATTGCGTCGACGGTCCAATTCCGCCGCCGGAGTTGCGCCAGCACATCGTGAAATACTTTCGAGCGGTCCGCGCCGGGAGTGGCACCATGGCGGATGACGTTGAGCAGGTCGTCCGGGAGTGTCGCTTCGTCGGGATGACCCGTCGTGGAGCTCGGCTGCGTTCCCACCGTTACCGGCGAGGCGAATGCGGCCATCAGCTCGTCGGGGTCCCACAGCCGGCCGGTATATTCGACGATCCGGGTTGGTTCGGTATTGACGCGGCCGCGCGCCCGCTTGGCCGCCGAGGGAAAGTTGGGTGTGCCGGCGACACGATAACACTGTGTGACCACGCCGGTGTCCTGATCGGCGCCGGAGCTCGCGCGGATGGCGTCGCCGATCGGCCTTGCCTGCGCTGCCGCGATCGCCCGCGTCAGCAGGTACCAGAGGTGAAAATTTCCCGCCGAGGTTTCGGTCACTAGCGTCGGCTTGGCGACGACATGGCCGCCTTTGCCCTTGTCGGCATCGCTGTCGATGACGAAACCGAACACCCATGCCGTATCTTCAAGTCCACCGCGCTTGGTACCGCGGAGATCGGCACGCACGGTGCGCGGCTCGATGTAGACGTTGTGGCCGGCACCGGCGTCGCCGAGCGCGGTCGCGAGCATGTGCTCGACGTCGCCGATCTGGAAGCGGCTCGGCACGACCGAATTCTCGTCGTTGGGATTGATGCGGCAGAGCTGCAGCACACCAGGCGGACCGGCGCCGTTGATGACCTGCGCGGCATGCGCGTTGATGATCTCGAGGAACTGCCGGACCGTCACCTCGTCGACTTGCGCAGTCATGTGATCTTTGCTCCGAGTTTGTAGAACAGGGAATGCAGATACTTGTGCATGCGCTCCGTCGGTTCGTCTCCCCACACAGTCTGCGCCGCCACCTTGTCGATGAATTCATGATGCTTCAGATCGGCGCGACCGCTTCCCAAGTCGACGCGCCGTGGCAACGATCTCGCCATCACTCCGCGATGACAGTCCTGCGGATGAGGCTGGCCACCCTCTTTGCAATGTTTTCGTCGGCGATAAAGGTCATGACGCCAGCAGCCTCCGCAGGATGGCGCGCGACTGCGGCCCGAGCCTTACGTCCGCCGGGCGTGAATGCGACCACGAGCAGGCGGGTGCGCCCTCGCCGGTCAACCCAGCTGATCTTCCAGTGCCGACTGCGCGCAATGTTCGGCTCGAATGCGGCTGCGCGGATCATGGCCAGCGCCTCGTCGAGCAGTTCGTTACTTATCGCCAGCACCGCTCATGGTGGCTGCACATGCGGCAACGAAAATCTTGCGGGTCGTCGTAGGCGCGCGGGAGCAGCTCACCGGCTCGGGTCGCCTGGATGATGAAGGCGGCCCGATCGCTCCATTCCTGCGCGCGCTCGGCAGAGAACGGCACCCAGAAGTGCAGCCGCTCGCAGCTGTCGGCATTGGTGACCGTGAACAGTGCGGGATTGGTCTTTTCGAGATAAGCCTGATAGAGCGCGACCTGCGCGGCGTATTGCGGAAATGCTTTCTCAAGCCCGTCGCGCTCGATCGTGCCCCAGTTTTTCCTATTGGTCGCCTTGTGCTCCCAGAGGAACGGATAATTGAAGTAGGCGCCGCCCAACAAGTTTGGTCCGGCAATGATGATGCCGTCGGCGTGGCCGCGCAGGCATCCATTCACAGCGGAGAACGCCAGCGCCTCGGAAGGCGCAAACTTGAAGCCGGCGGCGATCAGGTGCTGACGTGCGACGTCCTCGAAGTAGTGGCCGCGCCCGAAGATATCGCGCACGCGGGCGGACAGCGTGGGTTTGCACCACCAGTCAAATTGAACCTTGCGCAGGCACTCCGCGCCGACGATGCTGGCGCCGAGGTATGGTCGCGGTAGCTCGGCATTTGTGGCGGCAGTGCGCTCGATCGCATCGTTGATGGCGACGTTGATCGGTTCGAGCGAAAGGCTGGCGCGATTGAGGTTGAGCATGGCTAGAGCTCGATCGGGTCGTCCAATTCGTCTGGAGTCATCAGTGGTCCACCCGCCGCCGCATTGGCCTGGCGTGCGATGGCGCTGGTGCTGGATTTTCGGGTGATGCCGCTATCGCTGAAGTCGCGCGTGATCATGGCTTTGCGGATCAACCGCATGGCGACCAGCAGGAACTCTACCATGGTCTCGCGTGGCCAAGCGCCGAGCGGCTGCGTCCAGTCGATGTCAGGACAGGCGGCAGCGAGCTCTGGCAGAATCGTCGCCACCGCACCGGCGTCCCAGGGTTGAGGATCGAGGGCGGTCATCCGGATGGTGCGGTCGGTGTCGAGTTGTTCCGCGGTTGCCTGCTCCGCCCGCATCGAAATCCAGGCGAATAGGATGGCGGCGACGATCCAGCCCCATTCGATGTCGCTGAGGCGGCCGACCGGAGTGCCGGGCGGAATCGGACCACCATCCTCGACGACCGCACGCGCGCCGGCGACGGCAGCGGCGCTAGCACGCCGCTGCCAGACATCCTCGATCGCGGCCGGTGAGACTTGCGGGATGGTGCGGGTCTTCATCACGCCCACACCGGTTTCTTGACACCCGGGGTAGGCGGTGCGGCTGGATCAGGCGAGGGCGAAGGCGCCACGGTCGCGCCAGCGCCGCTGCCGCCGTTAAAAGGGGGCGGCTGATCAACCGGGTGCCAGTCTTTTTTGTCCGGCGTAATGATCACGGCGATGACGTTTTTGTCCGGATAGCTCTCGCCCGAGCCGTCGTTTCTCGGCTTGCCCTTCTCGACGCCGATTCGGGCGACGAAGATGATGTTGTCGAAGTCCTTGAGCTCGGCCGTGCGGCGGGCCCGGGCCTGGTCGCTGAGGTCGTCGGGCTTGATCCCGCGCGCCGATTCGAGGATGCCGCGCAGGACACCGCGAGAGATCTCCACGGCCTGGGCGTGCCCGGGGGTCGTGCCTTCGAGCACGAGGTTGGTCCAGAACTTCCGCCGCGCGTAGGGCCCATCGACGAGCACACATTCGAGGTCCAGCATTTCGCAAGCGCCGTCCTTGGAACGCTTGAGCAAGCCGCCCTCGCCGGCGCCGCCGGGGCGGATGCGGAGTTGCACGCTGGCGACCGTGCCGATGGGGATGAGCTCAAGATCGCGTGGCGGGGGAGCAGAGCTGTAATCGTAAAGCATCATGCATTCTCCTGTGCTTAAGCGGCTTTCACCGGCGCCGCTGCGACCGGGATCAATTTTGCGATGAGCTTGCCGAGGTCGGGCGGCTCGAGTTGTTCGAGCCGACCGCTGCGGTCTTTTGCGGGATATCCCCACGGGTTGGGTACGGTGCACACGAAGGCGCGCACGGGCCTGGCGTCGCCGAAGTCGACCCAATTCATTGTGATAACCTGATCGACGATGGCGGGGAGTTCGCGCCCGGTCTTGCCGCCCTCGAGCTGCGGCCGCCATTCGATGAAACGATTGAACTCGTCGACAACCTTTTCCAGCACCGCGACGAAGACGACGTTCTTTTCACGGGCGTGCTGCAACTGCTGCAGCCAATGCACCATCTGCCGCCCGTGCAATCCATAGGCGGCGCGGGTGTCTTTCGCGCCTGTGCGCGCGGAGGTCGCCTCCGGCATTTGCTCGGCGTGACGAAAAGAGAGCCGAGTGATCTCGGTGATGCTGTCGAGGAAAACCGTGTCGTAGGTGTCAGCCTTTGGAAGAGCCCCACCGAGGGCTTCGTAATGCGCCGCGCTGTAGGCGCTTGTCGGTGGAAAGCTTGGGTTCGGCCCGCCGATCCTGCATGCGAGGTCAACGGCGATGCGCCAGTCATCGACGCGAATGGTGTCGACCGGTATATCGCGCACGGACAAGTCGCCGGCCTCGGCGTCGATAAACAGCGTGTGCTTAGGGTCAACTGTGCGCAATAGGCTCGTCTTGCCGACGCCGGTTGGACCGGTGATCAGTATCTTGGCGCCGCGCTTCTCGGCTAGGCGTTCGTCTGCGCCGATGATCTTCATGGCGTGGTTCCTTTCGCGCGTTCCGCCATCGCGACGACCTCGGCGGCGAGGTTGAGCGTGGCGACGACGAGCAAGGGCTTGCGGTCGGCGCGGATGACGAGAAAGTCGCTACCCGCTAACCAGGCATAGAGGCGGCTAAGCCCGTTGCCGCGGCACTTGGCTTCGCCGCGCAGGTCACGGCCGAGCGCCGGCACACTGATGTCGCCACCGAAGCGCCCGCGAGCAGCGCCGGAGAGCGGGACGCGCTCGCCGGAAAGGCCGGCGTCGGTCGCCTTGCTTATGGCGATAACCACGGCCGCCGGCTTCGGCGGCTCTGTCGACTCCGGTTCCGGTAGCTTTTTCTTGGTGACGAGCCGGACCGCTGCCCGAAGGCTCAACTCCCCTACACGCTCGATCTCGGCTTCGATCTCGGCCCGGTGGCGGGCGAGCTGCATGTAGAGCATTCCCGTCCGTACACTGAGGGGGCAGTTCTCCCCCAGCCAGCTCTTCCACCCGGTTGTGACGTGGTCTTGCGCCTCGATCAGGGCTTCACCGACCTCGAGATCGTGGTGCAGCGCGTTGCACCGATCAGCGCGGGAGGCTTGCAGAGCGGAGCGGATGCGCTGAGCGAACTCGGCAAGCTCTTGACGAGCGGGAGAATAATCCGACATGAGGGGCTCCTCCTAGCGAGGGAAAGAAAGAAGTCCTCCGCGTCGTTGTTCTTCGAACCCAGCGACGCGGAGGGCTTTCGTTTTTCAAGCAGCTTTAGTGGGGCGAGCGCGACGCCGACGACGCGTGGGTTGTTGGCGCGAATTCTTGGCCAAGAACTGGCCGGTAACCAGGGCGGGGCTTGCAGGGAAGGACTGGGGGCTGTAATTGAGCATAGCTTTGCTCCTGGTTTAGCGACCTTGGGGCGCAGCAGCCCTCGCAGACTGCTTTGCCGATCGGTGGTCGCACCCGATCGGAAACGAGACACGAAGGCCCTGCCGGTGTTCGAACCCACCGCGCGGGGTCTTCGGTATTTCAGGGGGGTGCGTCGGTCTTCGCCGTGGTGCCGGCCGGACAAAATTTCCGGCCGTTGATCCGCAGCGGCGGCGGCAGGATTCCGGCATCGGTCCAGCGCTCGACCGTGCGAACGCTGACCCGGTGTCGCTCCGCAACGACCCGGGTCGGGTCCAGCGAAGTGGCCTCCCGCTCAGCAGCAGGTTCTCGGTTTTTGCGTGACATGGAAGACTGGCTCCGCGATCTGGTTGCCACGTCGCGGAAAGTACGTGGAGTTCGCGTCACCGGGAAAGGTACAAAATCGCGTCGAATTTGTACCCCCGATCGAACAGGCGGCGATCACGCCTGTCATCGCCAGCGTGCTGGTAACCAACACCCCGGTGTTCACGGCCGTGAACACGTCGACACCGCGGTGGTGGTGACCGTGGGAGCGATGCCCTTTTCAGGGTCGTGGTTTTTTCCTGGCCCGCCGCTCGCGTTTAAGAAATTGCGCCAGCGCTTCGGGTGACGGAAACCCAAAAAAGTCGGCGACAGCTTCGAGAGAGGTCGATTCGGGTTGCCGCTTCCCCGCTTTCGCCCAAGTCTTATTTTTCCTCCCAAACTTGGCGAGCGAATATACACTCTCAATAAGTTCTAGCTCACGTTGCCGGTAGACCTTTTGCCGCTCTCTCTTCGGAAGCCACACCTTTTCAAGCTCCATAGCCACGTAGCGCCGTAGCAGGCCGATCAACGGCACCTCGGGCCGGGTGATAAGAATTTCGATGATGGTTCGCCGAGCAATGTCGGTTCGCTGCTCGGGCGCAACGCCTGCGATGCGCTCCGCAATAATCTCTCCAAAGCGACCACTGAACCAAATAACGCCGGGTTTCATGACCGCGGCCGCAGCGACACGACTTTCCCGGCCGGCTCGCCACTCACAATGGCATCGATGTGGTCGGCCCAGCGCTGCAATGCATCGTGCTTCTCGGCAGCAAAGTCGTGCCTTTGATACGTCGCGACGATTCCGCGGAACGTGCCGCTGCTGTGGTTGAGGCACTTCTCAATGACCGGCAATCGAACGCCGAGGCGCGCCATGCCGGATGCGCACGTGCGCCGAAGATCGTGCAAGACCCACGGCGCGTCCGGCTTCATCTGCGCGTCAATAAGCTGCTTGCTGCGATCGAAATGGCCGAGTGGCGCTCTGCCCAAGGTGAAAACGTAGTCGCTACCGGCGATGGCCGGCATCGATTCAAGGATGGCCAGCACTTGCCTCGACAGTGGAACGTCGTGCCGCTTTTTGTTTTTCGTGCGCTCGCCTGGTAACGACAAGACATCGCCGCTGATCTCCGAGCGGCACATGCCGGAGACTTCGGAACGGCGCTGGCCGGTCAGCAGCAGCGTCTTGATGCATGCGCCAGCCGGCCCCCCGATGTCGTCGCAGGCGATCCACAGCCGGCGGATTTCGTCGTCGGAGAGAACACGCTCGCGCGCGTGCTCCTCGCTCGGCCGCCTCACCCCGGCGCAGGGCGAGGCCACGATGCGATCGCGCTCGCACAGCCAGTTGAAGAACTTGCTGAGCACCCCGAGCGTGCGGTTGGCCATGATCGGCCGGTCGAGCGCGATCTGCTCAAGAAGCTCGATGACGTCACGGCGCTTGATGTCGTGGACGGTACGGCCACGCCAAGCCGGCAGGACCAGCCGCCGCAGGACGCTCTCGTACTGCGCCAAGGTCAGCGCGCGGGTCTTGCGCCGCGCATGCCGTTCGATGAACTGGTCCGCCCATTTGTCCACCGTGTCGGCGGCAAGCGCCGCAGCGGTTGCCCTGGTCTCGGATTTCAGGGCAGCCGGGTCATTGCCGCGCTCGAGCTCGTGCAGCGCCTCGGCGGCGGCCTTGCGGGCCGCGGCCAGCGTCAGCGCGCCGGCGAGCGTGACCTTCCTCGGCTTGCCGGCGAAGCGATAGCGCACCGCCCATGATTTCCGGCCGGATGGCTGGACGACCAGGTAGAGGCCGCGGCAGCCGGCGTCAGGGATCTCCCGGCGCTGCGGCCCCGGCCGCGCATTGGCGATCGACACTGCGGTCAGTTGCTTGGCCATGATCCGTTACCCCGCGGCTCTCGGGAGTAACAAAATCGGCTGTCTGGTGGTGTTACCCCGAGTCGCGACAATAGCCGACAGAATGGGTGTTTGGTAAGGGAAATCGGGGTCTTTTGCTGGCTCGGTGTCGTGATTTGTCGGCCCGTGTCCCCCTAGCGGGCGTGATTGTGCATCATCGGGCCGTGGCCGGGCTTGGCCCGGCAATAGCCGAGATTGAATCCCTCGC